TTATAGTGTGACATTAGCTAGTTAAGTTATATAGAGTAACAGGCAAGTGTCACAGTATTTAGTAGAGATATTACTATGATATCTTCATATCTCTACAGAAAGCTGGCATAGCGTTAGTATTAGTGTACGACTTATACTTAGCGAAACAATTCATCGCTTCAAATCTATCTTTATGAGTATTATATACTTCGTCGTGATTATACTTTACTACTTCACCTTTTTTGTTTGTGAAAGTTATTACTTCGTTCTTGCCTATTAAGGACTTTCTTATTACAAATCTTTTTAAAGTCATAATTATTTATTTTATTAAGTTATTATTTATATTTATATTATCTATTTAATTTCGTATTTACTTTGTAGATTACCAATGTAATGCTATTGCAAAACCAATTATTAAGAATGTTATACATGTGAATATCATATTTAGTATTTTTTAGTTACATATATATTATCTAAATATAGTCGTAGTTAGTTTGTGAAGAAATATATAAAAATATATAAATTGAAAAGATTGAAAAGGTTTGGAAAGGTTGTATGGGGGTGGGTGTGTATATTTGGTTTTTGTAGGAGGGGGGCTTAGTGGGGGGAGGGGGGCTGCACTATACTCCAATATTTATAATACGGTAGTAAATATACAAAGTACTATGTAATTATCTTCAATATAGGAAATTAATATTTAAAACAGAATATATGGCAACAATAACAGCAGGAGTAACAGTATCAAGTAACGCTAGTACAGCCAGTACTCCAGGACCTTTAAGTTTTGCATTATCTTTAGCGGCTTCAGATACATTAGATGTTACTAAAGTTGAAACAAAAATATTAGATGTTAAAGCAGATCACACAGCTTCTACTGATGCTGGTGTTCTTTGGGATGCTAGTGATTATACTGCTTCTGGTGCAGCTGGTACAGATGGAGCGTTTGTATATATAAAAAATACAAGTAGTACAGCTACTCATGAAATATCAATAGGACATGGTAGTGCAGCTCACATTTTAGGTGCTGCTAACACGACTAGATTAATGACGCTTAAAGGTGGCGAGTTTGCTTTCTTTCCTTGGGATTGTACAGCTGATATAGTTTACGATGCTAATGGTGATTACAGTGCTGCATTAGAATCTTGGGTATTCGTAAGAACAGGTACAGCATAATGGCATTTAAATTAAAAAGAAACCGTAAAGCAAATAAAAAAACAGTTTTACTAAAAAGACTAAAAGAATTAAAAGCTAAAAAGTCTTTAACTGAAGCTGAAGAGGCTGAGATGGATAGAATATTGGTTGCTTTAGATAAAAAGCGTACTAACAAAATAGAAACCAAAAAGCTAAACAACCAAAAACAAAACGAACAATCTATTTCTATTTATAATGGAGATAATAATCTAGAAGATTTAAACATGGGACACCTGCAATCAGCTGCAGGTATGTATAGAAGAGGAAGAATAGATAATAGAAAAAAGTAATAAGGAAAATCCTTATACCATTTAATTAATAAAACCAAAAACATGACATACATATACTATAAAAGTAGTACATATACTACAGAACCTAAAATTTCAGACAAGCAATTAGCAGAGTGGAGGCACTTAGCTGACAAAAAAAACTGGAGAATAACACAATTACCTAACGGGTTTTACCAAACAGAGGTAAATAAGCCCGATAACGAAGAATCTTGGGTAGATATTACGCGTAGAGAGACTATGGAAGGCGCAGAAGCTGCAATAAACGGCAGTGTTGAGCACTTTGAGAAGAAATTAGAGTACGTTAAGGGCCCAAAAGTCGTAAAAACTTTCAATTAACATGGCATTTAAGTTAGGATCATCAAGAAATAAGTATAATATACCTGGTAAAACGCAATTATTTAAGAAAAAACTAGATAATGACGTAATAGCAGAGGCAAATATGGATGGCACTATATATATAGATGAAGATGTTGACTTAAATAGCAATTTAGGTAGAAGAGCTATCAAGCACGAGATGAAACACATCGAGCAAATGGAAGAGGGTAGAGCTTCATACAATGATGATACAGTAATGTGGGAAGGTAAACTTTACTTTCGCAAAGAAGTAGACGGCGAAGCCGTTATCGACGGACCAAATGGTAGGTGGCCGGAAGGTCACCCTAACCATCCGTGGGAAGCTGAAGCAATAGCAGCTGAAAAAGAATAAATTAAATTAAATAAAATTAAATAATGGAATATAACTTACCAAGTGAATTGGTGAAGAACCTCGACTTTGGAGGTGAAGCCAAGGATAGAGTAATTAAAGGAGTAAACAAACTTGCCCAAGCCGTTAAATCTACATTAGGAGCGTCAGGTAAATGCGTTATCTACGAAGACGGTCGTGGCAAACCGGTCATAACAAAAGATGGTGTAACCGTTGCAGAAAGCGTAGTCTTGTTAGATCCGGTAGAAAACATGGGTGCTACTCTAATTAAAGAAGCTGCTAGAAACACAGTGCGTGACGCTGGTGATGGCACAACAACCGCTACAGTATTAGCTGAAGCATTAATCAAACAAATAGACGCTGCGGTCGCAGATGGTCTTACAATCAGAGAAATAAAAGATGGAGTAAACCAAACACTAGAAGATGTTGTTAAATATCTTAATAACATAGCTATAGATGTTAAAGGTGATATGCTTGAAGCTGTTAGTGCTATATCGTGTAACAACGATAAAGAGCTAGGAGCTATTATAGCTGAAGCTTATGATAAGGTTGGTAAACAAGGTGTTGTGCTGATGGAAGAATCACCTAGCGAAGAAACTTATGTTGAAATAGTAGATGGTGTTAAAGTAGATTGTGGTCTTACATCACCTCATTTTGTAACTAATACCGAAAAACAAACATGTGAACTAGATAATCCACTAGTACTAGTATGTTCTTCTGAAATACCTAACGTAAGAAAAATACAAGATATATTAGAATACGTTATTAAAAACAATAGATCTTTACTTATTGTAGCTCCAGTAGCTCAACAAGTTAAAGCTGCACTGCTAATGAATAAAGTAAAAGGTAATATAAAAATAAACATTATTGATTTACCAGGCTTTGGTCCTACTAAAAAAGATGCTACAGAAGATTTAGCTATACTTACAGGCGCTACAGCATTTAATGAAGAGCTAGGAGATGATCTAGATCTTATGAAGCCAGAGCATTTAGGTGAAGCTGAGTTTGCTGTAACAGAACAAAGAAATACCGTGCTAACCCTTGAGGGTATGACTGAAGGTATTGAAGGTAGAATAGATGAGCTTAATAGTAAGCTAGCTGATGAATCAAATGGTTTTATTAAAAAGAAACTAGAAGATAGGTTGGCTATGTTGTCAGGTAGTGTTGGTATAATTAAAGTGGGTGCTAATTCTAAGGTAGAACTTAAAGAAAAGAAAGATAGAGTTGAAGATGCTATATACGCTACTAAGGCTGCACTGCAAGAAGGTATTGTACCTGGAGGTGGTATAGCACTATTAAATGCATCTCAAAAAATTTCGACCAGCGATGCTGGTAAGGTATTGTTAAATGCTTTATCTTCACCATTTAATACTATAATGGATAATGCAGGTATGAAACTTAATACTAACATGAAAGAAGGTTATGGCTGTAATGTTATAACTGGTGACTTTGTAAAGATGGTTGATAATGGTATTATTGATCCAGTGCTTGTAACTAAGTCTGCACTTAAAAATGCTGTGAGTGTAGCCTTAACCGTAATGTCAGCAGATTGTGTAATATCAAATATAAGAATAGAAAATGCAGGCAGTTAACGATTACGTAATAGTTGATATAGTAAAAGAAGGGCCAAAGAAAGTTGGTGGTTTAATATTAACAGATGAAACAGATGAAACAAACAGATACAAAAAATCTAAAGTTATTTCTACAGGCAACGATGTTCCTGTTGTTAGTAAAGGTGATACTATATATTATGACGCACTAGCAGGACATGATATAGCATATAACGATGTTATGTATCGAGTTATACGTTCTAGAGATATAGTTATAGTAGAATAATTACTATTCTTAAAAAGTGTGTAATTACTATTAAAGTAGATTATACATAAACTATAAACCGTAAACAATAAACATAAAATCAAAATCAATTAATTAATAATCATAAAAAATAAAAAAATATGGAAAAATATTTATATTTTAGAACAGTGCCAGACGAAGCTAATGATGGTGTTACTGGTCTAAAAACAAGTAATCCATCTTCATTTTTATTTCCAGCAAGCTCATTAACTGCTATACAACCAACAAACGATGGTGTACTTACTTTGTACTTTACTCCAGCGTTAGCTAAAGGTGATAACGTGTTAAGAGATTCTGTTAATTTAAATGTAACCGAAGGTGATCACTTTGAAGTAATGCAAGCTATTACAGATGCAATTAACGAGGGTCCTCATAGTAATGGATTTATAACTATTGCAGATGACATGGTAACAACTGATTCAGCTGTTACAGCTGAAAACGATCAAACTGTACTTGCTAGCTATATACATGGTAGTATTACTTCTTGTGGAGATATTACTGTGCAACCAACATCGGTTCATGGTGTACATGAATACTATGAAATAGTAGATATACCAACTGGCGCTATTGCAGATAACGACTGCTTTTCTAACTTAAGCATTTCAATACCTGCACAAGCAACGCTAGTTGAAGGCTCTATAACAGCTGTTGAATTATCTGGTAGTGCTGACGCTTCTTGCGCTTTAAACGTGCATACAGCTGTAGTAGCTTCTAATGCTGCTGCTGCTGGAACAGAGATTATTGGTGCTGATACTGCTGGTAGCGCTTCACTTCCAAACTCAGATCTTAACTTTGGTACTGGTGATATATTAGGAGACACAATTACTGGTGGTACTTTGATTAGTCACGAGTCACCACTTGATAGAGGTACTGCAGAATCATTCTTTCACATAACTGTAAAAGAAAGTTCTGTTAACTGCACTGGTACTCCTAAAATTGGAGTATATCTTAAATGGTATGGACCAGCTGCTGTAGCAATATAGTGAACTGAATTATTAACAATTAAAAATTTAAACAAATGAGAAAATTTTTTTACTTTAGAGACGTCGCAAACGAAGATGCTGACGATGATATCTCGGCTTCAGTTGCTATACCTGTTGATGCTATTGCTGGAATAGTACCTGTTGCAATTACAACACTAGAGCTTTATCTTAATAAAAAAGGCGTAGTGAATAATCAAAAAGTAACTTTAACTGTAACAAGGGGTAAGTTAAAAGAAGTTATGCAAGAATTAGTTTCTTACGCTAATGGTTATTCTCACAATAAAGCTCCGTTAACAGTAATGGGCGATATGGCTACTACGACTCACAACGCTAGTAGTATAGAAGGTAACGACCAAACAAAAGATACTATATTCTTTAGTCATGATGTTACTGCTGTAGCTATAGGTCAAGCTGGATATTAATGCGGCTAACTAGTCACGATTTACGTGACTTACAAATCCTTAAGTATTACAGGCTCGTTAGAAAATGGGCCTGTAAAACTTACGGGTTAACAGACGCGGATCTTGAACTCTTAATATATTTAGATTGCAAGGGGCGTTTTACAAGAAATGAATTTATTGACGGAACATATACCATGAGTTGGGATAAGAACCGTTGGGAAAAATTAAGGAGGAATGGTTGGATAGAAACGTGGAGACACAGAAACAGAACAACCATCAAATACTCTGTATTCAAAACCTCCTTTAAGTGTTCGCACTTAATAAGTAGAATATATAGAATACTCTTAGGTGAAGAAGATATACCTACTTCTGAAAAGAGTATATTTTTTAATAACAAATCGTACACCGATAAGGTAATGAATAAGTCTATCGATGATATGATTAAAGATAATGAAAGATGATAGGAAATGTAATTGGTAGTTTATTCAGTAAAGTAGTTAATAATGCAGAAGGAATACTTGATAAAGTTATTACAACGGACAAAGAAAGAGATGAAGCCAAGCTTGCTCTCAAAACGTTATTACTCGAAGCTGAAAAAGAAGCGTTCGCAAAAGAAGTCGAAGACAGAAAGAGCGCTAGAGATATGTACAAAGACGACGCATTTATTCAAAAAGTACTTGCAACGTTATTTACGGCTGCGTACTTTGGATTAAGCTTTATGATGTTTAGGGTTTTTGTGATGGGTGATTTAGATCTTGGAGAGTTTGAGATAAGTTTTATCTCAACAATATTCGGTGCTATGAGTGCCAAAGTTAATACAGTTGTCGATTTCTTTTTTGGAGGATCGTCAAAAAAAAATGAACAAACAAATAATAAATAAATTATGGGAATAAATTCAACAGGAGTTGCTTATAACTTCGGACAACTAGGTAGCGCATATTCTGATATAGCACAAACAATAGTACCGCCGGTGGGAAAAGTTATATGTGCTATAACATTCTTAGAGGATGCTAGCATACCAACAATATTAACTCCAGAAAAACTAGATGAAAATGGACCTAATTTTGTTGCTATATCCGGAAGTACTGGTGATGATCTAGAAGTAGCTGGTAATAACTATTTTAACTTTAATGGTATTTTTGCTAGTCACGTAACAGATGGAACAATTGCCGCTGGTAGTGATGTAACTTTAGCAACTTCAGGAGCTGGAAAAGTTAAAGTTGGTCAATACGTGTTATTAGTAAATGATGATGCAAATGAAGAAGGTGGTGATGCAATGGTTATAGAAATCGCTGAAACTCCAGTTCCAATATATAAAGGTCCAAGTCAACAAGGTGTTAAAGTAGTTTCTTTTAACGGCACGACTACACTAACGTTAGATGCACAAATAACTCCAAGTTCTCAAGCTTTAATATTTTTAGATGAGCAACATGGCGCTGGTGGTATAACAGCTGCTGGACAAGAATATCCAGCTGGATTAACAATATACGGTAGGTGGACTGCATTTCAAAATAATGCAAAAGGTGCAATTTGTTATTTCGGTATATAATGGCATTAGGTAATAGTTCGGGTGCAAGTAGCGCTAGACAAAAGGGGCAAATAATTAAAGGAATAAGAGAGCGTAGAAGGGCGGCAAACTACACACAGTTTAATTGCGGGCCCGTAGCAGCTAACCACTCTAACGCGTGTAGTGGTGATAGTACAGGTAATACATTTTACCACAATGGCAGTGCGCCTTTCCCAGTAGCTAATGATGTAGTTTTCTCTAGTAAAAGAGCTCGTGATCCAAATAGATTTACAGCTGGTTTCTATAAATTCACAAGTGGTGGTAGAAGTGCTACTGTAGAAATAAATAACATTGGGGTTGTGCTATCAAGAACTAATTGTTAATATAATAAAATTATGAATAGATATTTTAACGTAGAAGTAAAGCCTACCATACCAGCTCTTGATCAACACTCTGGAGACTTTAATGCTGGTTTTATTCTTTTTAATTGGACTGAGTTTGAAATACCTAAAGGTGCGGCTAGATTAATTGGTATTACAGCTATAGTTAGAGGTAAAGATGGAGCTGATCAAGGTAATGATGATATTTCTTTAGTTTTCGCTAAATCAATAGGCAACACAGCTCCAACAAATCTTGGTAGTGTTAGATCCTCTGTTAGCTCAGGTGGTTGGCTTAATAATGTTATTGCACAATTTCATTTAGACGGTGATGCTGAAACGTCAGCTGGAAAATTAGTAACCGCTGAAGTTTACACTAGTTCTACTTCCACGTTTTCAAGTGCTGGTGTAGTTGTGGAAGGAGAACCAGAATCTGGTAGTAGCGTCGGATATGATAAATTATATGTAGCTGGATTAGTAAAGAGTGTTGATGGTACTAGTATTAATTTCTCAACATCAGTTTTAGCAAGAGGTGGTACAACCGCAGACGGTGTGGCCGTTGAAGTACCTACAGACAAGGGTGGTGATGACGATCCAGATGCTGACTTGGTATTTGCTCCGGGCGATGTAATACACACGCTTGCTAATCAACCTGTTGGTACAATTAAAAGCATATCTGCTTTCGACACAGACCATCAAGATCTTGTTTTTGAAGATCCAATCGAAACAACGATTTCAGATAATTCAGAACTATATAATATTAATCCTATAAAATTAATATTAAATTTTGAAAAGTAAATAAAATTAATAATTAAATAAAATTAAATAAAATGGCAAAAAAAGATAAAGTTGTAGAACTTAAAACTAAAGCAGAAAAAATATCCGAAGAACACTTAAAGCAAGTTCAAGAATCCGTAAACGCTATAAATGGACTGCAGTTTAATATAGGTAAAATAGAAGTACAAAAACATGAGATGCTTCATAACTTAATTAAAGCTAAAGAAAATGTGTCTAATATACAAGATATGCTAGTTAAAGAATATGGTAGCTTTGACGTTAATGTTGAAACTGGAGAAATAAACTGGCCTAAAAATGAAAAATAATATTATAAGAAAAATTACTATAGGTAAAGATTATAAAAATGATTCGATGCACTATGCTGTAGACCAAGAGGTCTACGGCGGCCATCAAATTTGTGATATAGTAGAAGAAAAAGATAAGTATTGTATTTATATTAAAAAAGAAAAGGTTGTTATACCTTGGAAAGATTTTAATAAAAACATGGCTATATCAGTTGAGTATAATTTAGAATACTAATGAAAGCTTATAAAGATTATATTGTAACACCTATTGGTAAAAGATATAATAACTCTAAAAGTGTTGATGATAAAGAATTAATACTTAATACTGAAATATTTAATCATCAGTATACTAATAGATTAGCAAAAGTTATCGCTACTCCACTGTTATTTCAATCACCTATTAAAGTAGGTGATGAAGTAATAGTACATCATAATATTTTTAGAAGATGGCACGATGTAAAAGGTAGAGAGAAGAATAGTAGATCTTACTGGAAAGAAAATAAATATTTAATTACTGGAGATCAAATATACCTTTACAAAAGAAAAGACTGGATAGCTATGCCGGGATACAGCTTTGTACAACCTATAAAATCAAATAATAAATTATCTGTAGATACAGAACAACCACTAACAGGTATTATTAAGTATACAGATGGAACTTTTAATACTAACACTTTAGTTGGGTTTAGACCTGGTAGTGAATACGAGTTTGTAATTGAAGGTAAAAGATTATATAGAGTTTTAAATAAATTTATTACAATTAAATATGAATATCAAGGAAACGAAGAAGAATATAATCCAAGCTGGGCACAAAGCGGTTGAAGAGCTAATTAAGGTAGCTAGAGAAGAAATAGTAGATTCAGACGAAGATATATCAGCTGACAGATTGAAGAATGCTGCAGCTACAAAAAAGCTAGCTATATTTGATGCTTTTGAAATACTTAACCGTATACACGAGGAAGAAAACATGCTTGATGGTAAAGTTGAAGAAAAAAAAGAAACCGCATTTAAAGGTTTTGCAGAAGGTAGATCAAAATGAAGTACGAGCAAAAACTATATAAAGTAATAGAGCCAATAAAGCTTAACACTTTAAAAAGATTAAATAAATCTAAAAAGTGGAAGTATGGTTACAACAAAGAAAACGATATAGTTGTAATATCAAAAACTGGTATGGTTGGTGAAGTTATAGAAATACAGGGTTTAAAAATAGCTCTACCTAAACAACCTAATAATATATACAGCTGTAGCAAAGTTAAATCAGAACAAAAGTGGAAACAATTTCCAGCTAAAACTGAATTTAAAAAAATCAAAACAGTATTTGATTGGCAAGAGTATCCTATTGAATTTAAAGAAGAACACTACAGTTATATAGACGAAGAGTTTAAAAGAAGAGAAGAAGGTTTTTGGTTTATGAATAATGGTGAACCAACTTACATAACCGGCACGCACTATATGTATTTACAGTGGAGCAAAATAGATGTGGGTGCACCAGACTATAGAGAAGCAAATAAATTATTTTTTATATTTTGGGAAGCGTGTAAGGCTGATAGCAGAAGTTATGGTATGTGCTACTTAAAAAATAGACGATCAGGGTTTTCATTTATGAGTTCTTCAGAAACAGTTAATCTAGCTACTTTAGCTAGTGATAGTAGATTTGGTATATTATCTAAAACAGGTGCTGATGCAAAGAAAATGTTTACTGACAAAGTTGTACCAATAAGTTTAAACTACCCTTTCTTTTTCAAACCTATACAAGATGGTATGGATAGACCAAAGTCAGAACTAGCTTATAGAGTGCCAGCTAAAAAGTTTACGCGTAAAAAAATACGTGAACGTGAAGAGATGGATGACGTACAAGGACTTGATACAACTATTGATTGGAAAAATACAGGTGATAATAGTTATGATGGTGAAAAGCTAAACTTGTTAGTTCATGATGAAAGTGGTAAGTGGGAAAGACCTGATAATATAAAAAACAATTGGAGAGTTACAAAAACTTGTTTGCGTTTAGGTAGTAGAATAGTTGGCAAGTGTATGATGGGCTCAACTAGTAATTCATTAGAAAAAGGTGGAGATAACTTTAAAAACTTATATAATGATTCAGATGTTACCAAACGAAATAGAAATGGACAGACTAAGTCGGGATTATATTCTTTGTTTATTCCTATGGAATGGAATTACGAGGGATTCATTGATGAATTCGGACGACCTGTGTTCACTGATCCTAAACAACGATCATTTGATCCACATGGAGTAGAGATAGAACAAGGTGTTATAAACCATTGGGAAAATGAAGCACATGGGCTAAAAGATGACCAAGATGCTTTAAATGAATTTTACCGTCAGTTTCCTAGAACAGAAGAGCACGCGTTTAGAGATGAAACAAAAAATAGTTTATTTAATCTTATAAAAATATACGAACAAATAGATTATAACGAAGGAAATAGAAATACATCAGTAGTAACAAATGGTAACTTTCAATGGGTAAGTGGAGTTAAAGATACAAGAGTTGTTTTTAATCCTGAGCAAAACGGTAGATTTAATGTAAGCTGGGTGCCAGGTGTAAAATTACAAAACAATGTTATAATTAAAAACGGTGTAAAATATCCAGGCAATGAACATATAGGTGCTTTTGGTTGTGACTCGTACGATATATCAGGAACAGTAGATAATAAAGGATCAAAAGGAGCTTTGCACGGTTTAACAAAGTTTTCAATGGAAGATGCGCCAGCAAATACTTTTTTTCTTGAATATATAGCAAGACCACAAACAGCTGAAATATTTTTTGAAGATGTTTTAATGGCGCTAGTATTTTATGGTATGCCGCTATTAGCAGAGAATAACAAACCAAGGTTATTATACTACTTACGTAGAAGAGGTTATAGAGGTTTTAGTATGAATAGGCCAGATAAGATTTGGAATAAATTATCTGTTGCAGAAAAAGAAGTAGGTGGAATACCAAACTCTAGTGAAGATATAAAGCAAGCTCATGCTGCTGCAATTGAAATGTATATTAACGACCACGTTGGTTTAGTTCAAGATGGTACTTATGGTACAATGTATTTTAATGCCACTTTAAACGACTGGTCTAAGTTCGATATAAATAAAAGAACAAAACACGATGCTTCAATAAGTTCAGGCCTAGCTATAATGGCTTGCAATAGACACTTATATAGACCAAATCCTAAAAAAGAAAAAAGTAAAATAAACCTTAATATATCCACATACAACAATAAAGGATTTCAATCAACAATAATAAAGAAATAATATGATAGATTATATTGTAAATTTTCCATCTCAAGCTGTTAGTGATTTAGAAAAAATGACAACAGAGTATGGAGAGAAGGTTGCTAAAGCTATAAAACAAGAGTGGTTTAATGACGCAAGCTCTAAATATAGAGAAAATATAACGAACTTTCATAAGTTAAGGTTGTATGCTAGAGGTGAACAACCAGTACAAAAATATAAAAACGAATTATCTATAAACGGTGATTTATCTTACCTTAATCTAGACTGGAAACCAGTCCCAATAATACCTAAGTTTGTTGATATTGTTGTAAATGGTATGGCTCAAAGAAGCTATCAAATAAATTGCTACTCTCAAGATATTCATGGCGTTAATAAAAGAACTGAATACATGGAGTCTATGTTAAGAGATATGCAGGCTAAAGCTTATAATGACGTGGCTAAAGCTAATTTTAATGTAGACTTATACGAGAATGATCCTAAAACTTTACCAGATTCAGAACAAGAGCTTGCACTTCATATGCAGCTTGACTACAAACAAGCAGTTGAGTTAGCAGAAGAGCAGGCTTTAAAAGTATTAATGGAAGGTAGTGATTATGATTTAATAAGAAGAAGGTGTTTGTACGACTTAACAACTGTAGGTATTGGCGCTACTAAAACAACTTTTGATTTTACAGAGGGAGCTAGTGTTGAATATGTAGATCCAGCTGCAATAGTTTATTCTCACACAGAGTCTCCTTATTTTGATGATATATATTACGTTGGTGAAGTAAAAGAAATACCTATAAATGAACTTGTGAAAGAGTTTCCAGATTTATCTGAATCTGAAATAAAAGAAATAGTAGATGCATCTGGATCTAGCTACTATGGTACTTATAGAACAGGCTCTAACATGGATAAAAACAAAGTAGAAGTTCTATATTTTAATTATAAAACTCATATGAATGATGTTTATAAGTTAAAGAAAACAGGTAGTGGAGCAGAAAAGATAATAGAAAAAGACGATACATTTGATCCACCAGTTAAAAGTATGGATGGTGAGTTTAGTAAACTAGAAAGGGTAATTGAAACATTATATGAAGGTGTTTATGTTTTAGGTTGTAACAAACTATTGAAATGGAACATGTGCCATAACATGATGAGATCAGAATCTGATTTTAGCAGAGTTAAAATGAATTACCAAATTGTTGCACCTCGAATGTATCAAGGTAGAATAGAATCTATTGTTAGTAGAATTACAGGATTTGCTGATATGATACAGCTTACACATTTAAAGTTGCAGCAAGTTATGGCACGTATGGTACCCGATGGTGTTTACCTAGATGCTGATGGTTTAGCAGAGGTTGATCTTGGTAATGGAACAAACTATAATCCACAAGAAGCTTTAAACATGTTTTTCCAAACTGGTAGTGTTATTGGTAGGAGTTTCACGGCTGATGGTGATGGTAATCCCGGTAAAGTACCAATACAGCAAATAAACAACGGCGTTAACAGTAATAAAATACAGAGTTTAATAACCACTTATAATTATTACGTACAAATGATACGTGATGTAACCGGTTTAAATGAAGCTCGTGATGGTAGTATGCCAGATAAAAATGCTTTAGTTGGTGTTCAAAAACTAGCTGCAGCAAATTCCAATACAGCTACAAGACATGTGCTACAATCAATGTTGTACTTAACAGCTGAGGTTGCTGAGTGCTTATCACTTCGTATAGCAGATATAGTTGAATACTCACCAACAAAAGAAGCTTTTATACAGGCTATTGGTGCTCACAATGTGGCTACGTTAGATGAGTTAAAAGAACTGCACTTATATGATTTTGGTATATTTATAGAGTTAATGCCAGATGAAGAAGAAAAAGCTATACTTGAAAATAACATACAGCAAGCGTTAGCTCAAAAACTTATAGACTTAGATGATGCTATAGATTTAAGAGAGGTTAGAAATATAAAACTAGCTAATCAGCTTTTAAAAATAAAAAGAAAAAAGAAACAAGAGCGTGATCAAGCTATGCAGCAACAAAATATACAAGCTCAAACTCAAGCTAACAACCAAGCACAACAAGCTGCCACTCAAATGGAGATACAAAAGACCCAAGCTAAAACTTTAGCTGAAGCAGAACTTGAAAAAACTAAAAATGAATTAAGAGTAAATTATCTTCAACAAGAAATTGATGCTAAAAAAGAATTAATGAACCATGAGTTTAGTTTAAACTCTCAATTAAAACAGGTTGAAGCTTCAGTTTTAAACTCTAAGCAATCAATTGCAGAAGATAGAAAAGATGCAAGAGTTGATAGGCAAGCTATGCACCAAAAGGAAATGATAGAACAAAGAAGTGGTGGTAGTTCACTTAAAAAGTTTGAGTCATCAGGTAATGATATAATTACGGGCGGAGCCAATATGGATAGGTTCGGACTCTAATATTTAATATTTTATAAAATTTTATTATGACAGAAGAAAAAGAAAATATAGTTGAAGAAGTAACCAATGAAGTTACTTCTCAAGAAAATGAAACAACTGAACAAGTTGTTGAACAACCGATTGAAGATGTTGAAAACAAAATAGATTTATCAAGATTTGATAGCGCAGATAATCCTGATGTTATAAAGATAGATTTAAGTAATCCACCAACAACAGAAGAACCCGTTGTTGAAGAAAAAGAAAACTTAGAAGAAGTTGTTGAAGAAGTAAATCAACCTGTTGTTGAAGAGGTTGTAGAAGAATCAGTTGAAGATAAACAAGTTGAAGAAGTTAAAGAAGCTGTAGAAGAAGCTGTATCAACTGGTAAGCCACTACCTGAAAATATTCAGAAGCTGGTTGACTTTATGGAAGATACTGGCGGTGATGTTTCGGATTATGTAAACTTAAATAGAGATGTTTCTAAGATGGATGATTCTGATGTGCTAGATGAATACTACAGAACAACTAAATCTCATTTATCTGCAGAAGAAAGAAGCTTCTTATTAGAAGATACGTTTGGTGTTGATGAAGATATGGATGATGATAAAACTATACGTAAAAAAAAGATAGCCCTCAAAGAGCAAGTTGCCGAGGCTAGAGCCTATTTAGACGGGCAAAAGTCTAAGTACTATGAAGATATTAAAGCTGGAAGTAAATTAACTAGTGAACAACAGAAAGCTATAGATTTCTTTAATAGATATAATAAAGATCAAGAACAACAAGTTAAATTAAACGAAGAAAGTAAAAAAGTATTTTTAGATAAAACTAATAATTTATTCAACGACAAGTTCAAAGGTTTTGAATATAACGTCGGAGATAAAAGATATAGGTTTAATGTTAAAGATGTTGATGGCGTAAAGAATACTCAAAGTGATATTAATAATTTTATCAACAAGTTTGTTGGTGAAGATAAATCAACTATTGATGATGCTGCAGGCTATCATAAATCTTTATTTACAGCTATGAATGCAGATGCTATTGCTAAGCACTTTTATGAGCAAGGTAAAGCAGATGCTACTAAAAATAGGGTAGTAAAAGATAAAAATATAAATTTAGAACCTAGAAAAACACACGGCGAAACTAATATTGGGGGCGTTAAATATAAGGTTTTAGGCAATACTTCTTCTGATATTAGAAATAGATCTTTTAAGATTAGAAAAAAGAATTAATTAAAAATTTAAAAATAATTTATTATGGCAATTACAGGAGGTAGTTTACTAAATAAAGTTCCATCTGCACAGCAGCAAGCTTTGTCTAGTAACTACATAGACTTTACTGGCTCCACTAATGACTGGAGACAGCAATACCTGCCTGACTTAATGGAGAAAGAAGCTGAAGTATTCGGTCCACGAACTATTTCAGGTTTCTTAGCTCAAGTCGGTGCGGAAGAGGCTATGACGGCTGATCAAGTCGTTTGGTCTGAACAATCAAGATTACACTTGTCTTACGTTGGTACAGTAGCACAAACTACTGACACTAACGGTACTTTTACAGTAGTAACTGATATCGATGGTTCTGCTAATGGTGAAAATGGTTTCGCTGTAGCTGACCACGGTATTAGAGTAAATGACATTGTACTTATAGCAACTGCCGGAGTAGTAACTAGATGTTTAGTTGTAGAAACTCCAGCAACAGCTACTGTTACAGTTGAACCATATGATGCTACAGATTTATCTGCACACGCTGAAACCGCATCTGGTTCTGTTTTATTAGTTGTAGGTTCTGAATATGGTAAAGGAGCAAAATACGCTGACATTACTGGTGCAGCTGCTGCTGATAAAAGAACAGCATTAACACCTACGTTCAAATCTTACACTAACAAACCAATCATCATGAAAGATTACTACGAGGTATCTGGATCTGATGCGTCACAAATTGGATGGGTTGAAGTTACTGGAGAAGAAGGACAAAATGGTTACCTATGGTACTTAAAAGCTGAAGGTGATACTAGAGCAAGATTTACTGATTACTTAGAAATGGCAATGCTAGAATCTGAGAAAACAGCTGCTGCTTCTGCTATTGGTTTTAATGGTAGTATCGTGCGTGATGGTACTGATGCTGGCCTTAATGGTGCTGGTACCGAAGGTTTATTCGCGGCTATTGAATCAAGAGGTAATGTTACTTCTGGTGTAACAGGTGTTAACGCTGCTACTGATTTAGCAGAGTTTGATGCTATATTAGCTGAGTTCGATAAACAAGGTGCTATTGAAGAAAACATGATGTTTGTAAATAGAGCTACATCTCTAGCTATTGATGACATGCTTGCTTCAATGAATTCTTACGGAGCTGGAGGTACTTCTTACGGAGTATTTGACAACGACGAAGATATGGCTTTGAATTTAGGTTTCTCAGGTTTCCGAAGAGGATCCTACGACTTTTATAAGTCTGACTTTAGATACTTAAATGATAAAGCTACAAGAGGAGAAATAAACAGAATTGCAGGATCTGCTGCTATTCGTGGTGTTATTATCCCAGCTGGTACTTCTACTGTGTATGACCAAGCTTTAGGTAAAAACTTAAAGCGTCCGTTTTTGCATGTTAGATATAGAGCTTCTGCAACTGATGACCGAAGATTTAAAACTTGGGTTACTGGTTCTGTTGGAGCTGCTACATCAGCACTTGATGCAATGCAGTTACACTTCTTATCTGAAAGATGTTTAGTTACTCAAGGTGCTAACAACTTTATGTTAATGAAGTAAGACTATTCATTTATAAGGGCGGTCTAGTATCGCCCTTATATTTTTATTAATTATATTATATATTATATTATGGCAAAGAAAAAAGAAACTAAGGTTGAAGAACCTTTGGTTGAAGAAACAACCACTGTAGAAACAGTTGTTAAAGAACAACCAAAAAGAGTAGAACCATCTTATAAAAAATCAAATGATGGTTGGCAAATAAAAGATAGAATTTATTATTTAAAAGGCAACAAGAAGCCTTTGTCAAGATCTATTAGACCTGCTAATATCCATTGGTTTGATGAAGAAGCTGGTTATGAAAGAGAGTTAAAAAACACATCTAACCAAAGAACTGTTTTTGTAGATGAAATGAAAGGTGATCAAAGACTAGAGCATATAGTTTTTAGAGGTGGTTATTTATTTGTATCAAAAGAAAAAACTATACTACAAAAATTACTATCTATATATCATCCAGATAAAGATGTTTTATACTATGAAGATAAACCAGTTGCTAAAGCTAAAAACGAAATAGCTTGGTTAGAAATGGAAATTGAAGCTTTAAATGCTGCTAAAAATATAGATATTGATTTAGCTGAAGCTATTATGAGAGTAGAAATTGGTTCTAAAGTATCAGAGTTAAGTTCTAAAGAACTTAAAAGAGATTTATTGTTATACGCTAGAAGAAGCCCAGAATTATTCTTAGAGTTAGTTAACGATGAAAACGTACAGCTTAGAAACTTTGGTATCAAAGCTACTGAAATGGGAATAATAAAATTATCTTCAGATCAGCGAACATTTAGTTGGGGTTCTAACAATAGAAAACTAATGAATGTACCTTTTGATGAACATCCATATTCAGCACTAGCTGCTTGGTTTAAAACAGATGAAGGTATGGAGATATACCAAAACATAGAAAAAAGATTAAACTAATATCTTTTAGCTAATATTAATAGCCACTCATTTTGGGTGGCTATTTTTATTTAAGGCTAACCTTTCACTTTATTATGTAACTATAATATAGTATAAAATATATTAAACTATGAGACCAAGAGGACTAGGAGATACAGTAGAAAAGTTTACAAAAGCCACTGGTATAAAAACTTTAACTCAATTAGCTTTTAATGCTGTGGGTTACACTGATTGTGGGTGTGATGCTAGAAAGAAATGGCTTAATAAAAATTTTCCTTATAAAAAATATTAAAAAATGATAAGTGTAGATACAGTATATCAAAAAGTTTTAGCTATAGCTAATAAAGAGCAAAGAGGTTATATAACGCCTCAAGAGTTTAACTTATTAGCTGACAAAGCTCAAATGGAAATATTCGAAAACTATTTTAACGAAGAAGATAGATATAGAAGAGTTGCTTCTAATGATACTATATATTCTGACAACGCAACTAGTGTTCAAGATAAAATAGATCATTTTGAAAAATACAATGAACTTTTAGATATGTCTAATGGTGGTGGTATAGCTATGTTACCTGAAAACTATAAGATAGGTGGTTTATTTTATAGACCTGGTAATGATTTAACTAAATCATACAAAATAGATATTATAGATCAAAATGAAATTGGTTTTATATTATCTTCAAAAACTCTAGCTCCAACACTAACTAGACCTGTTTACACTAGATTTTCAATAAATCAAGATGATAATACTGGTAGAGAAAGAAGAATACAAATATATCCTGTTACTATACTAACTGATGTTTACTGCAATTATTTGGCAAGGCCTAATAAACCTAATTGGAGCTATGTGTTAGTAAAACAAAAAGCACTATACAACAGAAACTTAGCAGTAGATTTTGAACTTCATAAATCTGAAGAAGAAAACTTAGTTAATAGAATATTACAACTAGCTGGTGTTATAGTTGAAGATCAACAGCTACAACAATCTGCTTTAGTAGAAAGACAGATACAATTACAACAAAAAAATAGTTAACCATGGGTTTATTAGACGGAACAACACAGAACACTTACTACAACGCTACTAATCCAGCTTCTTACGGTAGCTCAACAAACTATCAGTTTACAACGCTAGAAAATATAATTAATAATTTTATGATAGCGTATATTGGTGAAGCTAAGATTATATCAAAAGCATCTATAACAGATGTTAGGTTTCACGCTATGCGTGCTATACAAGAATTATCATACGATGTGTTAAGATCTTTTAAGTCTCAAGAAATAGAGGTTCCAAACACTCTATCTATGATACTTCCTCAAGACTACGTTAACTATGTTAAATTAGTTAGAATAGGTAAAGATGGTATTGAGAGGATTTTATATCCAGCTAGAAAAACATCTGATCCTTTTGCCATAGCGCAAGTAGATGGTGTTTATCAATTTACTGGTGATGATCTAACAGAGCAAACACCTAGTGATACATCTAGTAGCTTTAAGAGTCAAACACCTATAGACTATCATCACTATGATATTAATAGTGCTACTGATGTAGAAATATCAAAAGAAGGTAGAAGATATGGACTAGACCCACAACACTCTCAAATAAATGGTAGCTTTTTTATAGATCAACTAAGAGGTTTAATAAAGTTTGGTTCTGATCTAGCTGGTGAAACAATCACCTTACATTACGTTAGTGATGGTTTAGGTACAGATTCAGAAATGGTTGTGCATAAATTTTGTGAAGAAGCTTGTTATAAACACATAGCTTATGCTATAGTATCTACAAGATCTAATATACCACCTTTTATAGTAGCAAGATTTAAAAAAGAAAGATTTGCTGAAACTAGAAAAGCAAAAATAAGATTATCAAATATTAAACTAGAAGAATTTACTCAAGTACTAAAAGGTATGGGTAAACAAATAAAGTAAAATATGGCAGAACTTAAACGTACTTTTACTGGTGGCAAAATGAATAAAGATTTTGACCACAGACTTGTTCCTAATGGAGAGTATAGAGATGCTTTAAATATACAAGTTAGAACTACAGACTCTGAACAAGGTTATGGAGAGTCTGATTCTTATGGTGATTTTGGAACTGTTCAAAACTTAAAAGGTACATACTTAGTAAAAGAACTTAGTGATAGTGGTAATACAACTGGTTTTGGTCCAAGTGCTAATTTATCAACAAGGTGTATAGCTAGTGTTGCTGATGAAAGAAGAAATAAAGTTTATTTCTTTTTTACAAACGGTCCAATATTCGGTTCTAATATAAACAATGTTAAGTTTATAGATTCTATAATAGAATACGATTTAGATAGTAATTTATGTTCACCTGTTGTTGTAGATGTGTTCGGTATAAACCAAACGCAAGATCAAGCTATATTAGATGCTAACCTGCCAGATGGCTCTTCAGCTTGGAACACACTAACATTTATAGACGCTAGTTCTTATAGAGCTGGAATGAGTGTTCAAATATTAGGTTCAACAAGTCCACCTAATGTTGTATTAAGAATAGAATCTGTTAATACAACTACAAATGTTGTTACGTTTTCTACGTATCAAGAAACTAATTTATCTGCTGCTACAGCTTTTAAGTTTAGCACCGAAAGAGTTTTAAACTTTTCTTCATACTCTAATGGTTACCATTTAATTAGTGCTGTAAACATAATAGATGATTATATATACTGGACAGATGGATCTTCGGAACCTAAAAAAATCCACATTGGAAAGTGTAAACATGGAACTAGTAGTTATATTAGTCACACAAAGTTAAGAGTAAAAAATCCCGATACTTACAATGTAAATCCATATGTAGCTTTATCAAATGTAGAGTTTTCTAGTGTAGACGACCAATTAAAAGAAGAGCACGTTACCGTAATAAGAAAAGCCCCAACAACTCCACCAAACATTGAGGTTAAAGAAGATTACTTAAGTTCACCTTTAATAACAGTTGATTCTAACCTAGGTAACAATAATACTTTTGCTTCAACTATAGGTGGAGAAGTAATAAACGTTGGAGTAGGTGAAACTTGTATATTAGAAGGTAGTCAATATAATGGAACATTTTACAAAGCTAATGAAGTTTTAAATTTTACCGCACCTGGTAATCCAAATATTTTTGTTAGAACTAGGTTTATATCCTATGTTAATACTGACAACGAAGAGATACTAACAACATCTAATAAAATAAAAGTTTTAGTATTAGAAAAACAAGGTTCTATAGGTGTTAATGATGGTAGTTGGCAAGTTGAAGTTATAGTTTCTGAAAAAGATAAATCCTTATTTGAATTAGATTTTGTTAGATTTGGTTATAGATATATATATGACGATGGAGAGTACTCTAGCTTTTCACCTTTTTCCGACACAGTGTTTGAACCAGGTGATTATAAGTATGAAACTAAACACGGTTATAATCTAGGTATGGTAAATAACATTGTAGAATTAACTATAAAAAACTTTATACCATTTTACAAGAATAGACCTTTAGATGTTTCTTGTGTAGAAATACTTTTAAAAAAATCTGATTCACCAACTATTTATGTTGTTAAGAAAATACAAAGAGGTGTAGATCCTGAATGGGATGAGTTTACAGCAACTAGCGCGGCATCTACTTTTAATAAAAATGGTGAACTAACAATAACATCAGACATGATTCATACTGTTGTAGATTCTAATCAAATATTAAGAGCCTACGATAACGTTCCTAGAAAGGCTGTAGCTCAAGAAATAGTAGCAAATAGACTTGTTTATGGCAACTATGTTGAAAATTACGATTTAAACTATCCTGTTTCATTAATACAAAGTTTAAACAGTAACGCAACACCATCTCCAACAACACCTAAGAAATCAGTTAAATCATCTAGAAGATATAAGTGGGGAGTTTTGTTTGGTGATAAGTATGGTAGAGAAACACCTGTATTATCTTCTTCTTACTTATTTAAAGATTCATCACAAAATTACTCGGCATTAACAGGTGATGTTATAGTTGATAAAGCTTTTTGTGCTAATCAAAATTCTTTTACTATAAAACAAAACTGGACATCTCAAACTGGTTCTAGTGGAGAACCACTTGATTGGATGGATTATGTTAAATATTATGTTAAAGAAACTAGTTCAGAATACTATAATCTTGTTATGGATAGATGGTATTTTGCAGAAGAACAAAAAAATCTATGGTTATCTTTTGCTTCTGCTGATAGAAATAAAGTTGATGAAGAAACATATTTATTATTAAAAAGTAAGCATGGTCAACAAGAGCCTGTTTTAGAACCTAATAGATACAAAGTAATTGCTATTGAAAATGAAGCTCCAGACTTTGTAAAAACAGATAGAAGAACATTAGCTAGGATACAATTAACCGATGATGACTTATTTATAACCCCTGGTTCATCTAATACTTATGACTCTCAACCTAATAATCTTTTTAATAACGGTGCCAATAACGTTTCAATAACTCTCCCCGATGACCAATGGGGTAATATTCTTGGTAGTTATGAGAAAAGAGGTGAATTAAGATTTAGAATTGTTGCTGATGTTGTTGATAGTGGTGGTGACGTTACACAAGTTTTAACTAATCATCAATTTCAAACTCTTAGTCATTTTGCTGAACAAGGAGAGAATGCTGCAGGTGGTTGTTTTTTAAGATGGGACGAACCTTTGAAACAAGGAGTTATAGATTATTTTACACACGCTGGCAACTTAGGAATAACACTAAGTGCTCTTGGAAATGATTTAGAGTATTTTTTAGAAATAGTAGAAGATGTTGTAGAAAATAAACCTGAATTTGATGGTAGATTTTTTGTATTAATTGAAAAAGATAACGAAAATGTTATATCTCAAAATATAGAAGTATTAAGTGCTGCTACAACTAGCTACGTTGTTCAAGAAGAATATCAAATAGGTTACATATCTTCAAGTATAGAAAACCCAGCTTCAATTGGAACTTATAACACCTATAAATTTAATACAACTGGTGGTAGTACTTATCTACCAAATACAGATTTTGGTACTGATACTAGTACTATAGGTGATTTTGATGATACAGGCGGTGATAAAGATCCAAACACAATGGGTCTTGGTTGTTTTGGCAGCTCAAGTCAAGCTTCCGGAAACTTTGTCAATAACGCAGATGAAACAAAAAACTTTTGGCAAGACCATAGAGATAATTCTGTTACTGCAGCTGAAGCCACTGGTGGAACAAACAAGTACTCAAGAGTGTTTATTGATGAAGCTAGAGCTAGAAATTGGAGTTTTGAAGATGATGATGATGGTTTTAGTTTTTATAAACCAGATGGCTTAGATCAAGGAGGCGCTTCAAGTGGAACTATGGGTAGATTAGTATTATCTCAACAAACATCAAAAAATGAATCATCTTGGCAAGCTGGTGGCGCCTCAGGTGTCACAGGTGAGGGTGTTGACTTTTATGATAAAATAGCTGTTGGAACTAGATTTAGATTTAAAGATGATCCTGATAATATATATACTATTGTCGATACAGATCCATACACTGGAAATTCTGTGCCTATAAAAAGAACTGATTATGTTGCAAACTTTACTAAAAATCAAGACCCTGGCATGGGTAACGAATTAGCTGGTGCTAGTTTAAATGAATTATTAGGAAGTGGATATTCTACAGATGTCAATGTTACTGTAGGTTGTAATCTTTGTAGTGATAGTGATAGTAATGGAGGTAACAGGTGTCATCGACACTCCGTACAATTTGAGTTTAGAAAACTAGTTGATGGCCAAATAACTAACGACGGTATAGATATTAGTGAGTTTGATCCTAGAGGTGAAATGAGACACGATGGTACTAGTGTTATAATAATGCAAATAATGGTTCCACTCGTAGATGCTGGTTCAATTGTTATACCTGAAAACAATAGAGCTGTTTGGGAAACTGAACCTAAAGAAAATGTAGATTTAGAGCTTTACTACGAAGCTTCTCCTGCGGTACCAATAAGATTAAATAGTTTTAATTCTTATAGTTTTATACCGCCTAGTTGTTTAATAACTGGGTCTAGAGATGGTTTTAACCCATCGTCAACCTTATCTATATCTGAAGCTAAGCCTGTTGTTTCTAATGATAATGTTAGATTTACTGATATAGATATATCGTCTCCTTTTACTGTTGTTATTTCCAAAGGAACTCACGTTTATAATTTAAAACCAGATCTTTCAAACGAAGGTGTTGTTGTTGAAATTAAATCACTTAATAATGTTGGTAGTCCATTTTATCAAAAAGATGATATTGGTATTGGTGACATCATGGGCTTTAAACATGCTGATGGAACTATTACTAAATCTAAGGTTTTAGATAGAATGAAAAGTACTGGTAACATTAGTGAGACAAATACTAGATATCAAAGAAGAATATCTAAAAATGCTGATGATGTATCTTTTACAATGGAGGTGTATAATAAATCTACTAATGTGTGGGAGCAAACAAATGCAACTGCTAATATGGATAGTGGTATGCAGATAATATCAGACACCGCTACTTTTAACGCAGTGGCGACAGCTGGTACTACTCAAGTAGTTGGAGATAATCCGGGTGGTGTACCTCTTGGTTGTTTTATATTTAACTATTACGGTGAAGCAGACAACATGACCACAACCCTAGGTGTAGAGTGGATGGCGACTGGGTATTATTATTATGTAGAAATACAAGGTTCTAATGGTATTTATTTAATTGACGAAGATGTTTGGAAATATGAAACTGATTTAAATTGGTTTAACTGTTATGCTTTTGGAAATGGAGTAGAGTCTGATAGAATAAGAGATGATTTTAATTCACCTCAAATAGGTAATGGTGTTGCTGTTTCTACAACAATATCTAATTATGGTGAAGAACATAAAACAAATAGTTTAATATATTCTGGTATATATAACTCTGGTTCTAAAGTAAACAACTTAAATGAGTTTAATACTGCAGAAAAAATAACTAAAGATATAAACCCTTCTTATGGTTCAATACAGGCTTTAAAAACAAGAGATTCTGATTTAATAGTTTTAGCTGAAGATAAAATACTAAAAGTACTAGCTAGTAAAGATGCTTTATTTAATGCTGATGGTAGTCCGCAAATGATTGCTACAGATAGAGTGCTAGGTCAAGCAATACCGTTTGCTGGTGACTACGGTATATCAACAGACCCCAGATCTTTAGCTTCTGATCAATACAGACTTTATTTCACAGATAGACAAAGAGGTGCTGTTCTTAGATTATCTCAAGACGGCTTAACTCCAATATCAAGTATAGGTATGAAAACTTGGTTTAAAGATAACTTATCCGGCGCTGGCTCAATATTAGGTTCTTTTGATACTGATCTTGGAGAGTATAATATTACTTTTGGTTTTAACTCTGAAACAGCTTATGATGGAGGAACCGTCTTGTCTAGTTCTAATACTGTAGCTTGGAATGAAGGTTCGAAGGGTTGGGTTAGTTTTAGATCTTTTGGTCCTGATTCAGCTTGCTCTATTTCTGGTAGGTATCTAGCTGGTGTTGATAATAAAATATATTTACACAATAGTGATCTTGTAAGTAGAAATTATTTTTATGGAAGTCAACACTTTTCTACTTTGAAGTTTGTTTTTACAAGTTTACCTGGATCTGTGAAGCTTTTCAAAACATTAGGCTATGAAGGTAGTCAAGCTAAAGTTGAAAAATTTACATCTGAAGATGTTACAGATAGCTTTGGAAATAGTTTTAAAGCAACAGATAACGAATACTACAATAAGTTTACGGATAAACAAGGCTGGTATGTAGATAGTTTTGTAACAGATTTATCTTCCGCTCAAGTTAGCGATTTTAAAAACAAAGAAAACAAATGGTTTAATAAATTAGAAGGAACTGAATATGATGAAATAAAAACAGAAGATTTTAATGTTCAAGGTTTAGGTTTTTTACTTTCAGCCCCTCAAACAGTTTTATTAGACGGAGATGGTAATCAATCTGGTGGTGATGATGACAGCGGAGATAACATTGATGATGGAACTGGTGATAACAACGCTGATGGAGATTTAACTTTAACTATACAAAACGATCCAAACGATTAAATAATACGATATGGCAACTAACTTAATAAACTGCTCAGTTGATGGAGATGGCACTTTCTTTACAACGTTACAAGACGCTGGAGATGGACCATTAGTAATGACAGGTCCCTTTTCGCCTACATCAACTCTTCAAAGACAGATGTGGACGGATTTAACTGGTTTTTTAGATGTTGAGCTACCAGTTGGCCACTACAAGGCTATAATATCACCTGATGCTGGATATGGAGTTGCCGCTAATAATTTTACTATTGGAGGTCTTCAACCCACTACCGCCTCCTATTATTTTTATCAAGATCCACACTACCAGAACCAAGGTGAAATAGTTAACAGTTTTGTTTGGATAAATGGCACGACTAATTTTCAAGGAGATCAAATAACTTTAGATTCAAATGTAGATAGAATTTTTATTAGAAACACAACAGGTCCACAAAACTATGATCAAGTAGGCCAAGTTGATCCTACAAGTCCTAATAATAGAATAGAAATTACAGTTGTACTTTACGATACATTTATAATGCCAAGTGAAAGTTTAACTATAAACATAGATATAGATGGCGCGGCGGTACCACTGGATCTTGATGATGAGTGGACAATAGATGAAGAAACTGGACTAGTAGTTCCAGACTATCAAACTAACTCTCCTTTTGAAGTTAGATTTATTCCAATAAGAGTTGGTCTAATTAATAACTGTAAAATGTGGCTTAGAAGGTTGAATGTTAACAATACTGATTCTAATTTTCCTAGTGATAGTTATGCGTTTTATAACTATGCTGATTCGCCTTACGATGATCAACAGTTAAACATTGTTGATAACAAAGTGTGCTCTAGTGGCGCATATGGGTCATTCGCACCAAGTAGTAATCAAAATAAAGGATGGACACTTACTGATTACTTTTCAACAACAGGTTATGGAGAGGGTCAAACATCACTATTAGGAGTGCAATTTATTAACGATCTTGTAGACGGCTATATTGTAAGGCCTTTTATAACAACATTTTATAATGCTGAAACTGATATTGGTATAAACACTTACACAGATGAAGCTGGTTCAGGTGCTTACGAAAATTGTGTAGCTCATGCAAGAAATAATATAGAAGATTACGGTAGCCAGGGTTTATATGGTAATTCTATAGGCGGTTCCTTTCTTAATGGTGGAGAGCTAAGGTGGCAGTTTACAGTTGGTGGTTATGGTCCAGATCTACAATGGGGAAGCCCTAATAGTTCTAATGGAACTTGGCCAAGAATTTCTATGCAAAACGATAACGATCAATGGAACAACAATCAAAATGCTTGGGGTTTTAATACTTGGGATTACGATGGAGATAATAACACTAGTGAAATGCTTTTCAATGTTCTTAATACAACAATAAGGTGGCCTATGGTTAGCACTAGTGGTAATTATTTTTATTATGAAAATTTTGTATCTGGCAGCAATAGTCCTTTTGGTACACCCGTACCAACACTAAATCAACCAAATGGTAGTAGTTGGAGTGGTGGTGTGCAATCACTTGGCACTAATTTTAATGGCTATAGTAATATTGGTTCTTACTCTATACTAGATTTAAAAATGCCTTTTAACTCTGATTTTATTTTTGAACCACCAAGTCAGGCTACGGGATATTGGACGTTAAACTCACCTGTTTATGTTTATATATTTTACACAGCAAATCCAATTTTTTACACCTCATCTAATACTACAAATCCATATGGACCAGATGAAGACGATTAATAGTAATATAAATAATTAACAAATGTTTCAAAGTTTTTCAGTTAGGCAGGGCCAAACTTCTAATTTTTCTATAGATTTAAAAGTATCTACAGGTAAGCTATTATCTACAACTGTAAATGCAGCAGCCGTTTCAATTAAGGGTAGGGTGGGTAATGAAAATATATCTAGCTCTGAAAAAACTTTATTTACAGCAAGAGGAGTTTTGATGCCTACAGATGGTTTTATTTCTAAAAGTAAAACAATGTCAGTTTCTAATACAGTTTCTGGATCTGGAACAACAAGCGAAGTTACAACATATAGTATATCTGGAACAATACCAATGCAAGGTCAGCAGCAAAAAATAGCTCAAATAGTTTTAGCTTCTAAAAGTGATGAGGCTTTTATAGCGCCACCAAGTGTTAAGGTTTCTAAAAACACATCCATGGCTATTGTGCAGGGAGATACAAGGTTGATGCTTAAAAAAACATCTACAACAGTAGACTCTAGTAGCAATATAACAAACTGTACACTTGATGTTTATTTATCTTCTAATACAGATTTAACTGGAACAGGTGTTACACCTACATATGAGCTTGTTTTGCCTTTAAAACAAAAAATAACAAAATCTTTATTTATAGATAGAGTTATTGTTAGCCCTTTAGATATAGTTAGTGTTAATGGAGAAACTAAAAATGTTAGAATAGTAGGTACCCCTGAAACACCATTTGTTTACACAGCTTACGATGCTGATGATAATACTGTTATAGCAAACACGTACAACGAGGCAAACGGACCTACTATTAAAGATGGTAGTTTTTTTGAAAATAGAAATAAAGAGTTTAACTCAAGTAGCAAAACAACAATAGATAAGAATGGTAACACGGTTAGATGTGTTAGTGACAACGTGCCTACAAACGGAGTGTTTAACATCGAACAAATATTTCCAAAAACAAAAGAAATAATACAAACAGCAATTAACGGTAGCATGGCTGCTAGTGGTACTAATAAAATAATATTTGATAGTTTAACTGGTGTTGAGGTTGGTGATCAAATTATAATGAAAGAAATAAGTGGTACATCAACCGTAAAAGTTCTTGAGTTAAATCCAGATACTGACAACGCTAATGAATGTCTTTTATCAAGTAGTGTTACAGCTGCTGACGATGCAGTTGCTAGGTTTATTAGAGGAACTAAGTATTATATTAATGTAAGTTCTACGTCTGGATTAAGTGACAATGTACCTTCTACAGATCCAACTATTACTTTAAATCAATATTTAAATCCTTCTTTAAATTTAAAGTTTACAGATACTACTAGAGGCTTTTCTATAAATGGCCAAACAGTGCCAGGTTCTGGTAATCAAAGTTTTTATTTATCTTTTTCAGGAGAGCCAAACAAAAACTATACAGAATTAGAAAGCAAAGGTTTAGTTCAAAGAGTAAACCAAGTAACTATAACTCTTGATGGTGTTAGTACTAAAGCTTTTTCTATTACAAAAACACCAGTTTACTCTACTTCAGAAAACTTATCAGATTTTTCTAATACTGGAGATTCTAACGAAAGCGGTACTGAGTTTGAAATAAATAATGTTGCTGTTGCTCTATCAAACAGTGAAACAACAAACGGTATATGTACCATTACATTTAACTTAGTAATTAATAAATGGGGAACTAGTGATCTAACATCAACCTTAGATTTAAACACTATAGTCTCGTAAATATAATTAAAACATGTCTTACGTAATATTAAAACTTCCGGCTCCGCTAAACTCATCAGTAGAAATAGGTGATACTGTTTACTACAGTGTAACTCAAGATATACAAGACACTGAGTTTACTTCGTCTAGTAGTTATAATTTAGTTGGTAAAATACAAGATATACAGATTAATAGCAACGTTGCTTCTGTAAAATGCGATTTTGAAGGTTCTGAACCTAGCGTAGATAGCTTTATATTTTTTGTAAAAAGCAAAGTAGTGAATACCAGTTCTATAAAAGGTTATTACGGTATGGTTAACTTTGTAAACTCAAGCTCTTCTAAAGCAGAAATGTACTCAGCTTTCTGTGAAGTAGTAGAAAGTAGTAAATAAACGCTAAAAAATGTAACTATATTAGTAGTTAAATTTAATTAAATGAATAAAATAATAGATCTTACAAGTTTTAAACTTAGTAAAGATTTTAGAAAGTCTGTTACTGAATTAGAAAGTAAACTAAAATCTATAGCTGATAATGAAACTATAATAGCGGGTACAGAGGATAATCCAATAGTAACAGATAGTGAACATATACCAATAGAACATTTTTTTATGGATGGTGTTTACGTTAGAAAAATGACAATGTTTAAAGATACCGTTGTTATTGGAGCTATACATAAACATCTTCACATGTGTTTTTTATTAGAAGGACATCTTAGTGTTGTTAGTGAAAAGGGCACTAAAGAATATATAGCTCCTTGTTTTATAATAGCAGAGCCAGGTGAAAAAAGAGTTTTATATTCTCATGAAAAATCTTGCTGGTATAATACTCATAAAAATCCCAGCAACATAGAAGATGTTAAGGAGTTAGAAAAAAATATCGTAGCTTTAAGTTACGAAGAATATAACGAATATATTAATAATAAAAATAAATAACTATGTCATTTGTAGCAGTAGGAATAGCCACAGCAGGAATTGGAGCCTTAACCTCAATAGGTGGTGGTATATTAAATATGAGGGCAGCTCAAAAAGAACAGCGTAGAGCTAGAAGACAAAATAGAAGAGCTAAAGCGGAATACCAACAACAACTAGATGCTTATAAAAATTTAGATACTAGTAATCCATATTTAAACATGGAGAACGTTATGGAAGACTTGACTATAAACCAAAAAGAAGCAGAGTTTTCAAGACAACAATTTGCTCAAAGTCAAGCTAATATAATGTCAGGCTTAAGAGAGGCTGCTGGTGGAAGTGGTATAGCAGCACTAGCTCAATCGCTAGCACAACAAGGGCAACTAGCTTCTCAAAGATCTGCCGCTAGTATAGGTAGACAAGAAGCAACTAATCAAAGATCTGAAAGAGCTATGGCTAGTCAACTACAAAGCTTAGAAAGACAAGGCGAAGTATACTCTAGAGGTTTAGAACGACAAAGAACAGAAACACTACTAGGTATGGCCCAACAAAGAAGAGCTGCTGCTTTAAATAGACAGGCTCAAGCTAAAATGGCCAAAACAGCTGCGATAGGTGGAATGATACAGGGCGTAGGCCAAGCCGCATTGGCTGGTGTAGAAGCTGGTGCTTTAGGTAGTATATTTAATCGTCAAGGAAGTGGAGGTATTCCTAGTGATATAACGGTTCCAGAAGGAGGCGGTGGAAGGTTTTTAACAGATACTAATCCAACAGCACTAGATAAATTACAAGACACATTAGCAGGACAACGTAAAGCACTTAACCTGGGTGTCGAAACACCTAAGGTGGTTGGCTCTGTTGGTGAAAACACAGATCTTCTAGGAACTGGCACATCTTTTGAAGAGGCTTTTAGAGCGGCTAGAATTCTACAGGGTGCTGGTGGAACATTTGAGTGGAATGGTAAAATGTATACAACAAACTATAGAGAAGAAGCTGACGAACAAGGTTTAGCTTACTAAAAAAATTAACTTAAATAATATGGCTAAAAAAACTTCAACTTCATTAGGTGGTGCATTAATAGCAGGCGAAGCTGCTATAGGTAGAGCTAAACAAGATTTAGGTGCAGCTAAAATGTTTGGAACCGTTGGAACAACAACCGCTATACAAGGTGTGGCAGATGGTTTTACTAATTATGTTAACACTAAAAACCAGGAGTATCAAGGTTATGCTCAAAAGGTTTTAGATGAAGCTGGTCATCTGCCATCTTCTGAGTACGATGCTTTATACGATAATCTAATGGAAGGTAAAAAAGGCTACTTGTTAGGTGGTAATAAAGGTAGAGCTTTATCTATACGAGATTTAAACATGAAAGCTCAAGATTATGCTGAGTATAAAGATTTAAGATTAAACTTGTCTGAGCTATCTGTAGGTGATAACGCTGAAGGCGAGGCACTTAGTTCTTATTTTTCTGGAACACCAGAAGGACAAGCTTATTTAGATTTACTAAAAGATAATAGTAGATTAGTTCAAAAGGTTTGTCCAGATGACGAGCCAAACTGTGCTGATAAAGGACGTATGGGAGTTATGATAAATGGAGAGTGGACTTCTATATCTACCATAAATCAAAATATAGATAAAAATTTATTTGACTCAGGTTTTAAAGCTGGACTAGGTGGATTAGCAGATAAAATAACTGAGGCATCTTTAAAGGTTAAAGAAGGTGAAAATGTTGAGTTTCCAGAAGGCCTAATAAAACAACAGTTAAACACTCTTTTAAATGATACTTCTAATAGAAAGTCTGTTGCGTTTGACAACATGTTTGGTACTACTTCTTTTTATCAAGATTTAATGCAAAAAATTCAATCACAAGATTACGCTAGCTTAGGTATATCTCAAGAAACTATTGAGGCTTTAGATACTAACGGTGGTAATGTGACACCAGAAGATGCTCAACAAATAGCTATGGAGCTTATAAACAATCCTCAATATGCTAATCTAGCTAATCAAGAAATGATTAACTATTTTACAGGATATTTAAAACAAAACTGGAACAACGGTGTTGAAGGTAGAACAACAACAGCTCCTGGTTACGAATTTACAAAAGGTGGTAGATATATAAAATCAACACCTGGTGGTGGAACAGGTGATGGAACAGGTGATGGAACAAGTAGTGATGATTTTCCTTCAGAAATAGTATTAAACACTGACGAAGATGAGTTTTCTTCAAGTAGATATGATAATATTACAGTTGGTGATAAAAAACTATCTGATATGCTTAACGATGCTAAAAGTAAAGAAGAAAGAGACGAACTAATAAACAGGTATGGAAATGTACAGCCACTTGATGAAGGAAATTACAAGCCGCTTACTAATCCAAAAGAAGAGTATAATGTTTTGAATAACAAAGAAATCCAGCTAGCTTATGATGAGGCTTTAAAAAACGGGAACACTAGCTTTGTTGCACCAGATCCGGAAAACCCCGGAAGTAATAAGGTGTTTAATTTACAACCAGATTTTGTAAAAGGTTATCAAGATGCTATTAAAAACGGAGACTCTGAGTTTGAAATTACTAGTGAAGATGGAACTGTCCAAAAATATATAATAAACGAAAAAGGCCAAGTAAGAAACGCTGTTCGTTTAAAAGATAATAAAGATGGTGAAAATAAAAACAAGCCTAAAAAACAAAACAACAATCAATCTAAAAATAATCAAGAAAATCAATACACAACTAATTATACTGAGATGAGTAATCTTAGTGTTATGGGTGATGGTCCAGGTAAAGCTAATATATTAGAAAATGGTAGACCAATAACAGCTGAGATAGCGGGTGGAATGGTTAAGGTTGATGGTGTTAAAGTTTCTGGAACAGATATTATTATTGATTCTAGTGCGGGAGATATGAATTTTGGTAGATTTAAATTAGAAAACGGTAAATATAAGTGGTATCCAGAGCAAAAGAAAAAATTTACGAAAACCCCTATGCAGTGGTTTAGAAATAGTGCAACTGAAGCACAGAAAAAAGCATTTGACAAATTCATTAACGCTATTGAAACAGATAAAAAATATGCTGATGCTTTAATGAAGCATATACAAGGTGGTGAAGGCGGTATAAACGCTGGTACACTACAAAACATTACATAACTAAATATTAACACGGGTAACTAACGATACAGTATGGACAAAAGATATCAATTTGATTTTGAAGGTAAAACATATTTCAAAAATGTTGCACCTGAATATGAAGAAAAATTTTTCGAATTATACGGAGAATATAACCCAACTCTAATATCTGATGAGGTGGGAAAGTCGCAAGGGACGAATCAGTCCCAAAACAATCAACAAGAAAATACGGGTTTCAACTTGGAAGATGGTTCTTTGGATTCATCTACTATTAATCAGGGCTACTATGCTATAGGAAATAGTGATTTATCTATTGTTAGTGAAAAATCTAAAGAAGAAATGGTTGCTTTGTTTAACGATGAAGAGTTTGTTAAGCAAGTAGCAAGAGGAGATATAAATGTTGATATAAAAAATGATACAGATTTTGATGAGTTTTTAGGTAGTATAATTGGATTAGATGAAATAAAAAAGTATCAAGAACTTTATGATAAAACTTATAAAAACAAAAAACCAAGTAGGTTTACTGAGTATTTAATTCACGGTGAGTCAGTTAAGATTGAGGTTGAAAACTTAGAAGAATTTGAAAATAGATTTCCAGGTGCAAAACCAGTAACTATAAATGATCGCATTATATCAATACAAAATAATGCTGATCTTAGTGATGAAGAAAGAGCAGATCAAATAGCCAACGCATACCTTGCTCCAGTTCAACTTGGTGAAATGAATTCGAGAGAAAGGTTCATGCACATAAAGAATAATCCAGAATTATATCACGATGATGCGGGCTTTGTTGAAAAAGCATATTCATTTATGCCTGATTGGATGGTTGGTTGGGGCACTCAATTAGCTAACAGAGCAACCGATTTATTTATAGAAGGACCTATAAAAGCTATTGAAAGTGAAAAGCTAGCTAAAGGTATACAAGAAGGTAAAACACGTGAAGAAATGATGGCATCTGGAGAGTTAACAGATTTAAGAGCTTTTGATGTGGTTCAAAGTGAACTGAATAAATTTGCAATAAAAGAATATGATGAAGAAGGTAAAGAGTTAAGTGTTATTGATCTTATAGAAAGAGGGGAATATTCAAAAGCTGGTGGATTAGCTGGTGAGCAAGCGTTTTCAAATATATATTCTGTAGTATTAGCCGGAGCAAATCCATATGTAGCTGGTGTGGCTTTAGGAACGGGTGTTTATGGCGACGAATACACTAAGGCTGTTACAGAAAGGTTTGAAGCAGAAGAACTAACAGACGAGGTAATGAATGATATAAGGTTAAACTCAGCTATAAAAGCTGGAGGAGAGTTTGTTGGGGAGTTAATTGGTGGTACTGCTCTTAGATATTCTGCTGGATTAATTAAAAGTGGGGCTAAAAAAGAGATTGTAAAAGAAGCAAATAGAGGTTTTCTTGAAAGAGGTGTTAGAGGTTTTGTGGGTGGTTTTGCTGGTGAAGCTGTTGCTGAGGGTGTAACAAACAATATACAGCAAGCCTCAGATCAGTTAATATATGGTGATGAAAAAACTTTTAGAGACTATTACAGGGGGGCTTTAAACGATGGTTTAATCGGAGGGTTGATGGGTGGACCAATAGCTGGTTCAACAAGAGCTGTGACCAAAACCGATAGAGAACAAGTGCAATATGTTTTGGCTCCTGAAAAATGGAGAGCTGAAGTTGCGGAATTAAATGAATCTATAGAAAATGCAAAAAGAGATCTTGAAAACACAGATGATAAAACAAAACCATACGTTCAAAAAAGAATTGATATTCTCAATAAAAAGAAAGATAGAAAAAAACAAGAATTAAACTCTATATTTAAAAACAAAAGCCAAGCCGAACTGTTAGATTATGCTAATACTATAGACGAGCGTAATAACCAAATAGATTTAGCATTTAAAGAAAACATTAGTGACGAAGGAAGACAAGCTGCTAGAGATGCTATAAAGCAGCTCAATGCTAAGTTGAATCAAGAAACAGATGGTTTTGTAGATGAGGCTTTTGAAGAATACGTTGGAGATGTATTTAAAGGTCGTGAAATATTAGACAAGAGAGGCGTGAAATGGGGGTTTGGTAGTAAATCTAAATTAAAGAGTTTTGAAACCACAGATAAATACATTAAAACAATAAAAGAAGAAACAGGTGCAGATGCTACTGGAGCAGAAGGTTTATTTTATGACGGTAAAACAAAAACTATTTATATAGACAAGCAGAAGGCTGCTGAGGTTGGGGCACTAAATGTTTATGCTCATGAAATTTTACACTACGTAATGTCTAGGAATTTTAAAACAGACAATGAGAGCATGAAACCTATGGTTGATGCTCTAAAGCAATATTTAGTAACATCTGGTAATCAAAGGGTTATAGATAGAATAGAAAATAGAATGCGTGGAAATGGTGATATTGATGCAGATGGTCAGTTTAAAGAAGGAAAGATGGAGGAGTATTTTGAAATACTATCTGATTTAATGGACACTAGAACACATGGAAACTATGTTAAACTAGACAAGAATAAAACTGGTTCATTAATAAAACCTTTTAAAGATTTTGTAGTAGGATTAGGATTTAAAAAAGTAAATTTAACAGATGGTGAAGCTATATTTGATTTTATTAAAACATATAGCACAAATATAAATAGAAGTGGTATACTAGGTGAGATAACAAAAAGAGGTATAACAAGAGTAAAACTAGAGACAGATATAAAGGGTGTTGAAAAAGCAGATAAAAAGAAAACAACAAAACCTACAGTAAAAGAGTCTAGAGACTCTAAACCAGCTGTAGATAAGTTAGCTGTTGATCCAAAAACTAATAAAAACTACACGCAACAGGAGTGGGATAGAGTTGGTGCTGATAGAGCTATTAAAACTTTAAAGAAACAAGATTTAATGGATAACTTGATAGCCGCTAAATATAAAGTAAAAGACGTGCCACCGTCTTTTGTTGACGATGTTCTTGGTTCGAGGGAATTTCTCAATATGATTAACCGTTTTAATAGAGGTAGGCGTGGTAAAGTAGATGAAAATGATAGTTTATTTGGTTATATACAAGGACAGTTAAGGTTTAGAGCTGATGATATATTTAAAGAAGCTGGGGTAGGTCAAGTGCCTAAAGGCAAGAAAGTTGAGACAGATGCTAGAACAACGGAAGGTAAAACTAGAGAGGTGGCAGATGTTGACACTAGCATGGAAACATTTACAGATAATATAAACTATTTTGAAACAGAGGTTCAACCTGAAAATACTGAAAGCAAAGCTGAACAATCTAAACTTAGAAAAGAAATTGGCATAGGTAATCTAGGTAAAGGTGAAATATTTAAGAAAGTTAGAACAGCATTGGCTACATCGAAAGCTGCAGATGAAAAGGGATTTATAAGAGATTATGAAAAAAACCTAGCAAGTTTATTAGAACCAACAATAGCTAGAATATTAAATGATCCATCTAAGCTAAAGAAGTTTAGAAAAGGAATACTAGAAGCTATACCAATTAAAACATTGGTTCAAATGCAAAAGTTTTTACCTGAAAAGATATTTGTTAAAGATCATGGTAGACAAACTAACTTAACTAACTTATCTAAGTTTGTTGAGAAGGGTTTACTACCAGCTGATATATTAAATAATACACCTGAAAGTAAAAAGCGAAGAGCTGCTGGAGTTAGAGTTTATGAAAGACTAAACACTACAACAGGGCAATTTGAAAACTATATTGATGCTCCTGTTGTGGATCCTAAAACTGGTAAACGATCTGGAACTAGAGGAAATAATAGAGCCAAGGTTATCAGTGAGGTTTCTAAAGCTATAGGTAGAGACGCTACACCAGAAGCGTTAACGCCAGAGTTTGTTGAAGATTATTTAAACATAAAAAATCTTAAAGGTAAGATAACTCCAGGTAAGGTTATTGAAAACATTAGTGAGCAAATCGAAAGATCACCCGCGTTAAAGTTTAGTAAAGGTGCAGGACAAGTAGATAATATTATTGCTCAAGTCGATCCTAACTTTGAACAAGATGGTATAAGTCATATTGATAAAATTCTTGAGCAGGTATTAGGTGAAGGAGAAGGAATATATAGACACAGAACGAAAGATGAAGTTGATAATTTTTTCTACGATGTTGAAAACGTTTTAATTCCTAATTTACCAGTAGACCTTGTTACGAGAACAGTCATAAGACCTAGTAATAGAATTTTTGGTAAAAATAGAGGTGGAGATAAGATAGTTGTAGATGGTAAAGAAACAACTATAAATGATTATTACAATAAAAAAAGAGCTGACATATTTGAAGATATAAAAGGTGGAGGTTATTTAACACCAAAACAAAGAATAGCTAAAGGACTAGATCCTTTAAAGGTTGGAAAACCATTTACTGGTAAAGGTAAAAATTATAAATATGGAAAAACGTATGGTGATATATTTGGTAAGACTGCAGCAGCTATTTTAAAATCTGAAAAAGATGGTACAGCTAAGCGAGCAAACGAAATACACAAAAGCATGCATGGACAGTTTTGGCAAAGAATACACAACTCTCTTCAACAAGATCCTAGCAATGCTAAGGTGTGGGGTAATTACTTAAGTTTAGTAGGACAAGACACAGAGCATCCTCATAGAATGGGTGCTGAATATTTGGGTCATTCAGCAAACCCAAAAGGCTACAAAGGAAAGCTATACGAGTGGGAACACTCTATGCAAGCAACTAGATCTTATTTATATTTACTACACTCTTCTCTAGGTGGATATGATTTTAATACAGCCTACGAGTTGGTTATGAAAGATTTTAAATTAATAGCATTAGATAATTTTGATAATCAAAAATTAAATAACGCTAAGAGAGGTAAGAGTATGGGTCCAGGTTGGAATCTACTAATTGACTCTTGGCTAGATAGATATTTTCATCCAGATGTTGCTAAAATAAGAGAAGGAATAAATCCTAAAAACATAACACACATAAGTGGAAAAACATTTGCTGAAGTATATAATATTAACTCAGATGGTAAACCCGCTGTAATTAAAAAATCTCAATCAGATATAAATAAAGTTAATAATGCTATAGATGCTTTTAATAAACAAGCTGAGTTAATTAGAAAACAAAATAAAGCCATACAAGCTGATTTGGAGGCAAGAGGCTATACTTTTGTAGATAGTGAAAAAAGAGGTATGTCAACTTTTGATTTTGACGAAACAGTTGGTGTTAGTGAAAACTTTGTTATAGCTAAAAAAGGTAATGATGTTCAACGTATAGCATCTAATGAATGGCCGTTTGTTGGAGAGCAATTAGCTAAAGATGGTTATGAGTTTGATTTTAGTGACTTCAATAAGGTTACTAAAGGTAAACCTGGTCCATTGTTTGATAAGATGAAAAATCAAATTAAAAAGTATGGACCTGAAAACGTATTTATACTTACAGCTAGAGCACCACAAAGCGAACAAGCTATACATGATTGGCTAGCTAGTAACGGGATTAATATACCTAGAAAAAATGTAACCGGATTAGGTAATAGTACTGGTCAAGCTAAAGCCGACTGGATGTTACAAAAGTTTGCAGAGGGATACAATGATATGTACTTTGTAGATGATGCTCTACCAAACGTAAAAGCCGTTAAGGATGTGCTAGAACAATTAGATATCAAATCTAAAGTAGTGCAAGCTAAAATTAAGTTTAGCAAACAAGCTCCTTTAGATTTTAATACAATACTTGAGCAATCAAAAGGTGTTTATGCTGGCAAAAGGTTTTCAGCTCAAGAAGCTAGAAAGATGGGTGTTGGAAAAGGTAGATTAAAATTCTTTGTTCCACCATCAGCAGAAGATTTTAAAGGTTTAGTTTATTCATTTTTAGGTAGAGGTAAAGAAGGTGATGCTCATGCTGCTTGGTTTAAAAAACATTTGTTTGATCCATTTGCTAAAGGTATTAGAGGTTGGAACACGTACAAACAGGCGATGTCAGATGATTATCAAGCTGTTAAAAAACAATTTAAAACAGTTGGTAAAAAATTAAACAAAAAAGCACCTGGAACAGTTTTTACAAATGATAACGCCATAAGAGTTTATTTATGGGACAAAGCTGGATTTGAAATACCAGGAATAACAGAATCACAAATACAAAAATTAGTAAACCACGTTAATAATAATTCTGATTTAAAAAACTTTGCTGACGCGTTAAGTGTTATATCTAGAGTGCCAGAAGGTTATGTACAACCAGAAGGTTATTGGGCTGTACAAAGTATAGCTAGCGATCTAAGCAACACTGTTCTTAAAGCTGGTAGAAAAGATTATATAGCTGAGTGGATTCAAAATAAAAATATAATATTTTCAGAAGAAAACTTAAATAAAATAGAAGCTATATACGGTACAGATTTTAGAGATGCTCTAGAAAATATGTTATACAGAATGGAGACTGGTACTAATAGACCTGGTGGTAAAAGTAAACAAGTTAACATGTGGTTAGACTGGATAAATGGTTCTGTTGCTGCAACTATGTTTTTTAATATTAGATCTGCAGCGCTGCAAACAATATCAACTGTTAATTTTATTAACATGTCTGACAACAACTTGTTCAAAGCGGGTGCCGCTTTTGCTAATCAACCTCAGTACTGGAAAGATTTTGCATTTATTTTTAATTCACCAATGTTAAAACAAAGAAGAGCTGGATTGCAAATAGATGTTAGTGCTTCTGAAATAACAAAGGCTTTTAATGAGGGTAAAAGTAGACCTGAAGCTATATTAGCTTATTTATTGGAAAAAGGTTTTAAACCAACGCAGATCGCGGATAGTTTTGCAATATCAGCTGGTGGTGCTGGTTTTTATAGAAATAGAGTTAATACTTATTTAAAAAAAGGTATGTCACAAGTTGAAGCTAAAAAACAAGCGTTTTTAGATTTTCAAGAAGTGGCTGAAGAAACACAACAGTCTTCTAGACCAGACCTAATATCAATGCAGCAAGCTGGTCCTATGGGTAGGTTAATATTAGCTTGGCAAAATACTCCAATGCAAATGACTAGGTTAACTAAGAAAGCATTATCTGATTTAGTTAAAAGGAGAAAGACACCAGGTTACAATCAAATACAAAGTGATATGGGTAATATATCGTCTATAATATATTACGGTGTAGCACAAAACTTAATATTCGGTGCTCTTCAAACTGGGTTAATGTTTTTACTATTTGGTTGGGATGAAGATGAAGAAAGAAAAAAGAAGCTAGAATTAAGAACGTTAAACGGAGCGTTAGATACTTTACTTAGAGGTACAGGTATTTATGGTGCTGCTGTTTCTACTCTTAAAAATGTTTTATTAAAATGGAAAGAAGAACGTGAAGGTCCAGCTTGGAAAAGAGATGATTGGAATATAGCACAAGAAGCTATAAACTTATCACCACCAATTGGTAGTAAAATGAGAAAACTAATAGGTGCTATTAGGACAGAAAAATACAATAAAGGTGTTAGTAAAGAAATAGGTTTTAGAATTGAAAATCCTAATTTATCTATAGCTGCTAATTGGACTGAAGCTTTGACTAACATACCTGTTGCTAGAGTTGTTAATAAAGCTAACAACGTTGAAGAAGCTTTAAATAGTAATAATGATATATGGCAAAGAGTTGCTTTAGTTTCTGGATGGAGTAGGTGGTCAGTTGGCGTTGAAGATGAAGAATTAAAAGCCGCAAAAGAAAGTGTTAAAGAAAAAAGAGAGAAAAAGAAAGAAGAAGAAAGAAAAAAGAAAAGAGAAGAAAAGAAAAAAGAAGAACAAAGGAAAGCACCTAAAAGATATAAGTGTAGAAAAAGAAAGGCTGATGGTAATAGATGTAAGAACACGACTACACATTCTAGTCAATACTGTTATGCTCACCGATAAACATGTAACTATAAATAAAAGAAGTAAATTATGATAAATTGGATAAACTCCTGGAGATCAGGTAATAAAAAAGATAGATACGAAATAGCATTAAGAATAAGTACACTAACAGTATTTGAATTAATGTTTTGTCCTTGCTGGGTTTGTAAAAACAAAGGCAAGTGTACAAGGTTTAGATTGATGGTATTAAACTTTGGATTAGAAATATAATGTGCCCTTGTCCAATATGTATAACAGTGATGGTTGTTGCAGCGTGTAGCTATAAATTATTAAAATGAAGTGGATAGGTCAGTACATACAAAGTCTTATATCTAGGTTTCGTAATGATGTTTATTTAGAAGCTACAGAAACTGGCACAATAGCTAGTGGTGGTAATCTTGGTTTAGATGCTAACAACAAAATAGTTAAAGCTGCCGAGGTTGGTAGTTCAGTTGATTTAACATCTGAAGTTACAGGTGTACTACCTGTTGCTAATGGTGGTAGTGGAGCTAGTACACTTGCTAGCGGCTGTGTATTAACAGGTAGCGGAACTAGTGCTATTACAGCTCAATCAACGTTTACGTACGCGACTAGCGGTGATGGAAGTGCCACCACAACTATAGGTCAAGATACAGACGATGATTTATCAATAATAAGAAGAGCTCATAGTGATGGTAATGGTGGTCCACTTAAAGTTATGGCTGGTAGCGCAACAAATGGTCAAACAGATAAAGCTGGAGGTGATCTAGAACTACATGGTGGTCTTGGTACTGGTGCACAGAATGGTGGTGATATACAATTTTATAGTCACAAAAGAGGTAGTAGTGGTACCACTATAGGTACACCAGCAAATATAGCTAGTATTCAACCGGGAACTTCTAACACAAATTTTTATATATATGAAGATGCTGGATCTAGCACGGACGATTACTATAGAGTAGCAGTTTCTGCTAACGGAGAAACATTAATAACAACTCATGACGCTGCAGCTATGGCGGCACACTACAAAGTTGATGCAGATGGTGATATAACTTTTGATCCCGCAACAGGTATTGTTAGAGCTGGTTGGCACGGATCAACTACTCGAATAAAAATACTTCATAGCGATTTTATTGCAGATGATGGTGGTAGACCGTTAATGATAGATGATACTGGAGTTGCATCTGAGAATCTTTTCTTAGAAACATTTAGCACGTTTCCTGCATACGTTACTATAGCTATTCCAAGCGGGTATAAAGCTACTCACGTTATGATTCATGGATCAGGCACTGGAGCTGTAGAGGTTTGGGAGCATCAGATAGATTCTAAAACGGGTGTTAGTAAAGGAACCGGTAATGTTGAAACAGAAATAAACATAACAGACGTAACAAGTAGTTCAACAAATTATTTATTTATACAAGTTGCGGTTGGATCAGACGAAATACACGGTGGCTACGTAACAATAGTAGCAGTTTAATTTAAAACAATATGGCAATATATAAAAAAATAACATCAGCTACAACAGAGGATTTAATTACAAAAGGAGGTCAACGAGGTGGTAGTATAAATAAGATTTTAATATCAAACTACAGCGATGCTAATGCTGTAACTATAAGTTTGTTTTTAGAAGATGCTGCGACTTCGGCTAGTACTAACGCTGGTAATAATAAGTATTACTATATTCAAGGATTAGTAATGCCAATTGGCACTTCAATTAAATTTGATGATGTAGGGTATTTTGATAGTAAAAAATTAAACTTAAGAATAACAACAGCAGGTACATCTCCACTCGTATCTGTAATAATATAATAATATGAACTTAGAAGTAATTAGATTTTCAAGTGGTGCCGATAGTACTAATGGTATGTTGTTTGAGAATATAGAGCAAGGTAACGAAATAGACGGTAGTTTTAAACAAAGAAAATTTTTAGCATACACATTAGAAGATGAACAACGAGATACAAAAGTATATGGCGAGACAAGAATACCTGAAGGAACTTACGAACTTGGTTTACGAAAGGTTGGTGGCTATCATGCGAAGTATGAAAAGCGTTTTGGCCATATCCACATTGGTATGCTTCATGTTCTTGATGTGCCTGGTTTTGAGTATATACTTATTCATTGTGGAAATACTGACGAGCATACAGCGGGTTGTTTACTCGTCGGAGACTCACAAGAAAACAACCAAATCACGAAGAACGGTTTTATAGGTAAATCAACTCAAGCTTATAAAAGAATATACCCACGAATAGCAGAAGCTATTGATTGTGGTGAAAAAGTAACAATAACATATAAAACAATATAAAATGTCTAAATTAAATGCTTTAATAAAATTAAATAGCTCTGCGGCTTTATTAGGTCCTTTGTCTGTTAACTTTTTAAAAGAAATCCAAATAACATATAGCGATATAGAGTGTGATAACTTAACGTTGAACTCTGATACAGCTTCAACTATTGTTCCTAGCGACTACACGGGCACTAGTTATGTTTATATTAGAAATACAAACACGGCTAACAGTGTTCACCTACAAACAACTGGTGCTGTTGCTTTTGCTACTATATTACCAGGTGATTTTGCTTTTTTTAGCTCAAAGCCAAGCACTGTGTTAGGCGCTATATCATCTAACGGTGCGTTAAAAATAGAATACTTAATTGCAAAAGTAGACGCGTAACAAAATTATATTATGAAAAGATTATTATTATTATTCTTAATGATAAGTACTATTTGTACTTCTCAAATAAAAGATTTTTTTAAGTACTCAACATTTTATACTTCAATGACAATGGGTACTTCATTTGTTGAAACAGAAGATTACACTGCTGTAAACAAAGGTTATGAAGACGTAACACAAGTCAACCCATATGATTATAATTTAACTATAGGACTTAGGAAAATTGCTCGTATGGATTATGAGTATAAAGTTAAGACATGGTACTATGGAACTGAAGATGGAGTAAGTGACAATGTAACTATAGGTAACGCTATTGGTTGGGAGTATTTATTAAACTATTCTTTTGTTCGTGAACGTGGAGAGGTGTTTAATAATCAAAACTTATGGTTAAGGTATTTAGGTAATAGTTGTGTTACTAAATTACAATACACAGATAACCAAAGAGTTAATTTAAAGTTTGGATCGTTTGATACTAGATTTAGATTAACTAAAGGTAATTGGGATTTCACTATTGGTGCTGTTGGTAGAATACACCCAGTATACGGTGTTAATCCAATAGAAGATTTTTGGGTACCAGGTGAATCAACGTTTCAAGATCTAGCAGAAGACTTTGGTTACGCTCCAGAAATGTGGATTCAAGGATTTTATATCGACCAGAATTGGTACGATGTTAGTGGTGGAGATTCCGT